CACTGTTGGTGTTGAGTGTGGTGTAAGTTGAATCATACTTGCCACTGTTGGTGTTTAGGGTTGTGTAAGTGCTATTCCATTGATTGCTATCCCCTCCGATTGCACTGATGGTTCCATTAACTGTAAAATCACCATCTACAAAAAACCCAGATAATTCGATAACAATATTGGAACTGAGCGAATCTACCTGATTGGCATATATCTTGTCCCATCTGTTACTGGGAGAACCGATAGAACCAGTGGTGTTATTGGGATAAACGTTACTAACATTCAGATCTCCATTCATTATGCCACCATTGGCATACTGAACAGCCACACTTCCTCCTCCACCACCAAGATCCAATAAACGTTTAGCATAACTCATTGTATCTTCAGAAACGCGTTTGACTTGTGAATCAGTATATTTTTTGCTTACAGAAAGAATATCATTTTTTGCTTCCATTAACAATTGTCCATCCTTGGGCAATTGATCCAATTTTTCCTGAACAAGTTTTATTTTTTCATCAAGAGAAGGAGTTCTTTCATTCAGCTCATTTACAGTTTTTTCCAATAGGTTTTTTAAATCTTCTACATTTTTACTGAAATCTGTTTGAAGAGATGATCTTTCTTTTGATATAAATTTATTAATATCATTACCCACATCTGTTTTTTTATTTTCCAGATATTCTTTTACAAGATTTTCATTCGTATTGTTTATTTCCTCAATCAGCTTTTCTTTGTATTGTTGAAGATCCACAACAAACTTCTCATCAAACAATTTTTTAAGTTCATCCGATTTATCAACAATTTTAGATACAAAGTCTTCTCCTTTGTTTTCCAACAATTTTATTAATTCATTTTTACGTTCATCTATTCTTTTTTCCAAAAAGATTTTCAGTTTTTCAACACTATCATTTTCAATCTTTTTAACCTTTTCATCAAATTGATTCCTTAATTCATTTGTTTGTTCAATAAAAACATTTTGAATGGAATCGTTATAATCTTCAATTTTATCCTGAATAATGCCTTGTTTGTTTTTTAAATCATTTTCTAAAATTATTTGTAATTTTTCAAGATTTTTTTTGTTAAGATCTTCCAGGGCTATTTTGATATCCTTATTATGAAGTTGTTTTTGTTCATCCAATTCATTTTCAAAATTCTTTAGATTGATACTAAGCTTTTCTTTGATTGTGATTTCTTGTTTTTCTGAAACATTTAAAAATTCTTGAAGAAGACTTTGCTTATAATCATTAATCTTCTCTTCTATGATTCTTTCATTTTTTACGATTTGTTTTTGCTCTTCCAGTTCTTTTCTTTCCTTGACGAGTCTTGCCTTTTCCTCAATCAGACTCTGCTCAAGTTGTTTAGCTTTCAGGATATATTCCTGATCCTGTTTTCTTTTGTTTATGCTTTCAGAAACATCCAATGGCTTTGCTGGTTTGACCTGTGCTTTATTGGTTTCAACTATCAGTTGCCTTTTTTCAGGAAGCTTAAATGAATCCGCAACAGATTTTTCTCCTTTTGGATTAAAGGTTGAAAAGGGTGTTTCTCCTTTTTCATTTAAAATTACCTGAAACTTTACATTTTTGTATGTTTGACCATCCGGAGTGGTAACATCCGTAATAATATATTTTTTATTATTTTCAGTTATGTATTTATGTACAAAATCTTTGTCTTTTGTGCTAAAACTGCCTGTTTCAAACAGTTCATCTCTAAAGCTTTTACAAAAGATAACATTTTCACCATTAACATCTTGTATAAGATTAAAGGGTATTCTTTTGTCTAAAACTACCTTGATATGATCCACTTTGTTATTTATATATTTTATTCATGTTTCAAGGCTATTGACATTATATCTTAATAGTTTATAAAGGAAACCATGAGTGAAACATTTAAGGTAAAAAAGCATAAAGATGGTGGTTGGGAAATCTTTGGGATAGATTCCAAAACCAAAACGGAAATGCAAATTGGTTATATCGGGGAAAATCTTCCAGTGGAGGCATATGCCCCTCCTGGTTCTCAAATTCAAAAATGAGATGGTTCATGCTGGGGTTACTTTTAGGAATGGGCGCATGCTCTTCAACCGACCATTCTTTGAAAAGAATTGGTCCAGGCATGATGGAAGATTCACAGGATCTGAGAGCAGGCGGATATGTTAACTGATATTTTTATATAAATTTTTGTTTGGATTGTCTCTGAAATAATCACTCAGATCCTCCACATACTCATCCATACCGGATAAAGGTTCATTTAATGTTGTCATAATCACTCCAATTTTGTTTCTTATCCCCATAATATTCTCGGGCATATTTGTTTTCAAGCAATAGTTGTCGAAGACTTTCCCCATCAATTATCACATCGCCCAATAATCTGCCTCCATATTTGTCCCAGCATATTACCTGAATTTTAATAACTTTAGCATTTTGCAAAAGATTCTTGGTAAAAGCACTGGCCTGTTCCCCCATCTGTCTTTCATGATCATCTTGCGCTCTCCATCCTTTTTCAGGCGTATCCACCCCATATATTCTTAATAGTAAATGATTACCCAGTTCAACAGGTAGAAAATCTGCTTGTACTTGCACGGTATCACCATCCACAACTTTTATCACTTTCCATGAGTAAAGATTGTCTGGTTCAGCATGACATATGCTGATAAAACCCATTATTAACAAAAACTTTTTCATTATTAATTATTTACAAAATAACTAAATAATAGAATGAGGTTTGAACAATTATTATATAAAAAATATTTGATTCTTAATGAGGATACATTTTCGTCTAAAAACGATTGTACACTACTCAGTATTTCTGAACCAAATAATAAAATACCATTTTTTAACCTGAATCTTCCGGCTGGTTATACATGCCCATTTGCTGACAAGTGTTTAAGCAAAGCAGATAAAGAAACTGGCAAGATTAAAGAGGGTGAAAAGGGAGATGAGGAGTATCGGTGTTTTGCTGCATCCCAAGAAGCCATTTATAAAAATACAAGACAACAACGCCATAACAATTTTGATCTGCTTCTTTCCAAAGGAACAGCGGATGAAATGGCCGACCTGATAACCAAAAGCGTTCAAGCAGGGGTACCCCGAAACCAAAAAGTGTTTCGTATTCATGTCAGTGGAGACTTTTTCAACATGCAATATCTCCAGGCATGGATAAAGGCAGCAGGCAACATGCCCGACATAAAGTTCTATGCCTACACCAAAAGCATTCCTTATTGGGTTGCATTGAAGGATCAAATACCTTCCAACCTTATTCTTACCGCCTCACTGGGAAGCAAATACGACAAATTGATCATGGATAATAACATGAAATATTCCGTGGTGGTGTTTAGTGAAGAACAAGCACAAGATTATGTTCTACCCAAATACTGGCAGGAAAAACTTGGACGAGAAAAAGGACTACAGATTGATCATGACGATTCTATGGCATATAATGGAACTGAACCTTTTGCATTATTGATTCATGGTGTTCAGCCCCGAGGAACAAAAGCAGCAGAAGCTCTGAAAAAATTGGGAGGAATTGGAGGGAAAAGCGGCTATGGTAAAGGGAGAAAATAAATATCACTCGTCGTCTGTTGAATCTGGATCTATCGATTCTTCACTTTCTGTATTACAATCATCGGATGCATCATTTAAAATTATTTGAGTTAAAAATATAAAAGCTAAAACCCACCACCAACCACTGACTGGATTTTCTTTAATGAATGTGACATAAGCAAAAATTAACAGTACCAAAGACGCTAAAAATGTTGCACTCCATGTTCTCATAGTTTTATTTAAATATAATATATTTTAAGTTTGTTCAAAACAATCTACACCTGCCATATGCTCGAATGTTAACAAACCAAACCTGTGACCTTTGTTATTCATACACACACCCCAATCATATCCAAGCTTACCCTCCAGGGCATTAAAATGTTTACATCCAGCAGAGCAATCAGGATAGTGTTTGTCTGCATCTGCCCATCTTTCCACCTTGCCCCAAGGAGCATAATCTGCAGGATGTTTAGCCATGGCATCAAGCAATTGATCATGTAATGCTGTTCTCATTTTTTATGCATCTATTTGAAAAATAAAATTATGTTTTAACCAGTTTATTGTGAATTCAAACCTTACAAATTCACTTGAATGACTAAAAAATCTAGGATACCAAAATGTTTTAAATGATTGAATGATAAAAAAATCAAACTTTTCTATTTTAATATAATTTCTAAGTCTAAAAACTCTATTGCAATTTTTCATTTACACTCTGTATTATATGATAAAATCTAAAAAATTCTATTTATTTTCTTTTTTTTATCCAATTGTTGCACCATGGCATCAGCCATATCAATAACACCATTTACATAATCTGAATTAACATTGTTATACATACACAACCTACCAAACTTTTCTTTCACTTGTGTAAATTGTACTTGAGGATATTTGTCGGAATGTGAGTTGTTGTCTGTCATGGTCTGCAACAATGCACATGCAGTGTGAATTACATCATACCATGCATCTGGACATTCAATGCCCCAGCACATGCACGTCACACTCATGTCTTCATCTTTTTGTGCAAATAGCTTAGGAAAATCTTCGAACAATTTTTGTTGCAATTTTTCTTTCATAATGCCTCCACAAGTTCCTCTTCATTCACATTTTCAAATTCAATCTCTTCAAGGGGAGAAAAACGTTCACTGTTGAAACCCAATTCTTGTGGTCCGCTTTTACAAGTTGGATCAATTGGATTTTTTACTTCATTCAAAATGATGCCCACACTTCCTCCGTCTTTGTCTTTAAGATCCTCTTTTCCAATATAGACATCTCGCACAGTATATGTATTGTCTTTCTTAGGTAGTTGTTCATATAATTTATAAACCCAAGATTCAAAAACATCATTCACGCACACAACCTGTTGACCTTTCATAAACATAAACTGATGATAACAAAATGTTTTATTTTGTCAATTATATTTTTTAATCCATGTGGTTCTATGATGACAAACCCAATCTAAAAGAGCTCGTTCAAACCCCACATCTTTTCCTTCCCGTTCACTCATATACCATTTATTTTTTAAAATCTCTTCTCGTTCTTCTGAGAATCTTTTATATAAATCAGATTTTTTTATCACTTCTGAAATTTCACTTTTTATATCACTTAAGTAAGTTTGTTTATTTATATAAATATTTAATCATTTTTTCTTTAAAATTATACCTTTACAATCAGTTTTTGTAAATTTGTGAGGTTGACCGATATAATATAAAAGTTTTACAATATCTTTCAATTCTTCCACTTCTTTTTCAAGCTTTGTGATACGTTCCGGAATTTTTTCTTTCTTTAAATTCACTTCAATATTTAAAATAAAATATTGAATGTCAAGGATATATTGCTAAAGTGGGCTTGTGAATTTGAAAAAAATAGTTGAATTGAGTTACGCTTTATTGCCCACGCATGGTGACTATCGTTGTCGGCATGCATCATTCATTTTATACCGGGATAAAATCATGAGCATTGGAATAAATCATCCGAATAAAACTCATCCTCGTAATCTTCAATTTGGTTATCGTAACAAACGAAATCAACCTATTAATAACATTATAGGAATTCACAGTGAACTGGCTGCGGTGATCAAACTAGGTAGGCAAGATCTAAATGACTTGGATATTATAAACACACGCATAGACCGGAACGATCAACTGGCATTGGCAAAACCCTGTGTGGGTTGCCAGGACATGCTAAAACAGCTTGGAATCAACCGGATATTTTATTCTGGAAACAACGGCAAGTTTGAACAACTTTATTAATATAAAATCTTGCGTTCCAGTTTAAACAACAAATTAGGAATTCTTTGGCTATATTTATAAGCCAATCTTAATACCATTTTTACAGGCTTGTTGTAAATATTATTTATTATTTTATAAGATAGTTTGCTTACCTTTTCATTATGAAGTTGCATTTCTTCTGCCCACTTTTGCTCCACGATTAATCGTTCAGAATAGGTTTTGTCATCTTCTCGTTCTGCTTTCATAAGCTTTATGTTTTTGACTTTTCCTTTTACAACATGAGCTTCGTAATCGATACTATAATAACGACCATCCTGTTTTGCCTTTTCATAGGCATAAAATGATATATCTCCAGTATGATCTGTTTTTTGCCATGTTCTGTTTTTTACTTTTAAACGGATGGCCCCCCAATTTTTTCCATATTTTTTAATATCCTGCTTTTTTTCTTCGGGAGTACTTTCCCTGTATTCAATAATTTCCAAAAATAAATCTCCGTTCTTTTTAATTGTATAGGTAAGGAGTGCATTGTCCAAATCCTTGGTTTGATATTCCAATCCTGCCAAATCAAAATCTTTTCCAAGAAATTTTTGAATCAATTTATTGGTAGGTAATTTGGTTTCTACTTTGATGTTATCGAACATTCCCATGGTATTTCTCCTTTTTTCTTATTTACAGATAAAATATGATTTTCAACTGTTTGTTTCAAAAATTGTAAAAATATTTGTTCGTCATATTTTGTCAAATTAACTGTGCTTCTTGTTTTTGAGCTATCTAGTTTATAACAAATATCATGCCCAAGACGATCTGTTACAAAATTGATAAGACTTTCCGGTTTGTTTAATATTTTTAAAATATGTTTAGCCAAAGAAATGTTATCTAACCTGTAGGCAGAACCAATATTATATATTTCTCCTATTTCACCTTTTTCACTCAGATCAATAATGGCATTCGCATGATCATCCACATATATCCATTCCCTAACATTCTTTCCATTACCATAAACCGGTATGTTTCTGTCATTCAAAGCACTGTTTAAAACAACCGGTATGAATTTTTCATCATGTTGTCCCGGTCCATAGTTGTTGCAACACCGAGTAACTATCACGGGAAATTTGTTGGTGTGATAAGAAGCCAGAACAATAAGATCAGAGCTTGCCTTGGTCGAACTGTATATGCTACTAGGTTTGAGATGGTCTGTTTCCTTGCTTGGATCTGAATCAATATTCAATGATCCGTACACCTCATCAGTGCTGACATGCATAAACTTTTTATATTTGTTTTGAAGTCCAAAAAGAATGTTAAATGTTCCTGTTACATTTGAATCTACAAAACCATTAGGAGAAGTGATGCTTCGATCCACATGACTTTCAGCTGCAAGATGAAACACACAATCTATCGGTTCAGAAACAGTGGCACAAAACACACCCAGCCATTTTCTATCGGATAGATCCAGCTCAATAAATTCAACATCATAAGGTCTGATGCTTTTTTTATCAGAACCTATTCCCAACTTATCCAAAACAATGATATGAGAATCTGGATACCGATTGCGCAGATTCTTGACCAGATTACGACCAATGAATCCTGCTCCTCCTGTTACAATAAAATTCATTTTAGCCATATGCTTGTTGGATCAAAAGTTTGAGTATCCAGAAAATCCCATACTTTCCATTTATTTGATCCTTTCATACTTTCAATAACATTATTAATTAATGCACAAATATCTTCCAAGTGCCACACATCATCCATCAATTTTTTTCCGTGATAACGACTACGATGAGCCACATGATCTGCATAACTGTATGCAAACCCACAGAAAGGAGGAATTACACAACCCAAACTGCAAAGAACTCCTTGCATCCGACTAACAACTTCTTGTCCTCCAACTGAATGCATAGTGGAAATTGCTCCAACAGGTTTTCCTAAAAGATGTTTTTTACCCTCTAATTCCGTCATCTTTTCAAAAAGATGTTGCATGGGACTTCCCCAGCTTTGCCAATATGTTCCAGTACAAAAAACAAAAGCATCACTGGTTCTTATGTATTTTCTCACAAGAAGCCAATTGAAACTAGGTGACAAATGAATGATCCGTACTTTTATGTTCGGATCAATTTTATTAATGGTTTTGCGTAATTTCTTTATGAGATTATGAGTGTTTCCGGTACGACCTCCAAGAGATCCATTAATGATGGAAATTGTATATTTCTTTCCTTCGGTCATGCTTCTTTTATAGCAATATGGTTTACATAAGCAACATTTTTATAAATAATAAAATGGTACAAGCATGGTTATGGGGATTATTGCTAAAAATTGAAGAAATTGCGGAAAAATTTGTATCAATTGTTATAAAAATAAAATGATTAAAAATAAAGCAGATTTCATTATGGGTATTGGTTATGTGTATTATGATGACAAAGGCAAACGGTATGTTTTTGATACAAAACAGGAAATGAATAAATTTATACAAGAATTAAGAAATAAGAAAGAAAAGCCCAAGCCCAAAGATGATTATGATAAAATACGAGTGGCTAATTTTGAACCACAAATAAAGTTGTTGCATCGCAGGGGTATTGGAATTTAGTTGACACAACATTCATTGTCTGTATAAAAAAAGAATGCGTCGAGGCATTTGTTGCATTGTTCTAAGCTTGCAAGATATGGTTGAACCTAAAAAGTTCAAAACCATGACTTATAAAAAATTCAGCAGCATGAACCGCAAACAGGGTTTGCTGGAGCTGGGTAATCGTATTCTTAACAATATGATGGTGACAGGTGAAGCGATCAAATTCTGTTATCAAAACAATTACACTTATCGTTTGAGCAGTGATTTGTTTCCGCTTATCACATATGAAAAGTCTAAAGTAAGATTGGAAGATCTGCCCAATTATCTGCAAATATCTGATGCTATACTAAACATCAAGAATTATATTCAAAATTATCCTGTGCGTTTATCATCTCATCCAAGCGAGTTTAATGTTTTGGCAACAGAAAAGAAAGATGCGCTGAGTCGTACCATCAATGAACTAAACTTCACTGGTTGGTTTTTAACCCAGTTGGGTTGCTCTCTTGATTACAACAATCCCATCAACATTCACATTAACAACAGCAGAGGAAATTTTGATGATATTGCTAAACGTTTTGTGGATAATCTAGGTTTACTAACAAATGATGCTAGATCCAGAATTGTGGTCGAGAATGATGACAAAACCAAATGTTGGAGTGTGCGCAAGCTTCTAAAACATTTATACCCTATTATGATGGCTCCTATCACTTTTGATTATTTGCATCACAAATGTCATCCAGAAGAAATGATTGAAAAAGATGCGTTCAGTTTGAGTCGAGATACTTGGCGAAATTACCGTCCCCTATTTCATTACAGTGAAAGTCGGGAAGGTAAAAATCCTCGCGCTCACGCTGATTATGTGAAACAACTACCTGATACATACGGATTAGATGATATTGACATAGACTTTGAATTCAAAATGAAAGACAAAGCTTTTGTTAATGTTTCTGAATCTAATTGAATGATTGATTACTGAACTTCACCTGGGTTAAAACCCAGCTCTTTGGATACGTCAATGGCATCTTCACCAGTATCTTCATAACTGTCTAAAGGTTCCACTTGTTTGGTTTCCGGTGTTTCTTCACTTTTTTTGGTTAATATACCAAAAGATACAAGATCATCCAATATGGCTTTTTCTCGTTTACCAGCAGGAACAACAGGAAGCTGTTTGGTATCAGAATCTTCCCTATAATTCTGAAGGGAGCGAACAATATCACCCAAAGATTCTGCTCCAGGAATTTCATCCGGAAGATATTTCATAAAACTGCGATAGAACTTTTGAACACCAACTGGGATTTTAGCAAAATTAACGTTCAGATTCTTTTGAAAATTAGATACAGCCAGCTTTTTGCTAAGATAAGCTTCAAATATAAGATGACTATCATTATTCATTTATATATTATATTTACTCTTGTTCAGCATCAGAAGCTGTTTTTTTTGCCTTCATAACTAAACTTTGAATAATACGTTCACCTTCTTTATCGCCTTTGAATACCTTTTTGATATCTTCAATAGGAAGAGCGAGAACGCTTTGATACACAAAAGGGATATACTTTTGATCTTCAGTACCTACAAATTCAAATATTTTATTCCAAAGTTCAGGTCCAGCAATGGTATCTGTAACTTCCTGTTCAATCACATCCTTCTTGAGTTTACGGTCCACTGCAGCTTCTGGAACACTTTTATCCGGATCAATTGCCAGATATTCATAAATTCCTTTTACAATTTCATGAACCAAATAAGGAAATGTTTTGGCCAATGCTTTGATTGTATAAATGTCACCTTCTGGAACAACTTCTTCGCTGCCTTGTGCAGCCGCTTCAATCATGGGCAAGGAGAAATTTTCAATTGGAGGTGCAACAAAATAAAACAATTGAGCAACAGTTGTTATCAATCCATAATTATAAATTAAACTTTTGTCCATTTCGTCCAATTGATTTTTAACAAGATTAAAAAGATAAAGTTTGCTGACAGCATTTCCTTGCATGAGTGTGTTAGCCAAACGACGACGCAGTTTGGTTTCAGTATCATCAAAAAGATTTTCGGCCACAATCTGATTCAGTTCCTCCATATCAGAAAGTCCATCCACATCTGGGAGCATTTTTTCTTGAGCTTCTTGTTCAGATTGTGTGACTGCATTTTTAAGATCGGGTGTTCCCAATTTGGCAACAATCTTGAGACGATTAGAATCCACTAGTTTTTTAATAAATTCAAATTCAGGAAGATCCAACACAACTTGAACCGCCATCTTTTCCAACCTACCTTTGTTTGCACTTTCCACTTCACTGATTTTATTAAAAGCTGAAAAAACGTTTGATACCAGTTGAGGCAAATTTTTTTGCGTCACTGGAGCTTTGGTATAATACTGCATTCTTTCCAATAATTTTTGATAAGCATCTGACACAATCAATTCATAATAATCTTGTGCTTTTTCTGGAAGCACACCCAGAATCTCTTCAGTTCCAGCTTCAAGTTGTTTTCGTTTTTCCGGATTGATCAAATCGTCTTGATCTCCTGTTTCAATTGCTTCCCGGAAATTTTTCATTTACGGGATGCGTTTTGGCGATGTTTGAAAAACAAATTAACGTCAGGATTGCGTTTCTTTTCTTCAGCTTCTTCCTCTTCTTCGCTTCCTTTTGGAACAAGACCTTTTGGACGAGGTTGAAAACCAGGACGAGGTTCAAGAGGATTGCGACGAGGTGGAGATTTGGGTTCAGTACTGGGCTTTTCAGTATCTGGCTTCACATCTGGTTTTTCCTTGGGAGGTGCAGCCGGAGCAGGTTGTTCAGTGAGATATTTTGTAAATAAATCCTTAAAATTTTTCATTATTATTATTTAATCTTTATATATTAATTAACTTTGTCTATTACCTTATCTACAATGCTATCGGTAGGCTTGCCCTCTTTACGCCAACTATTAAGAATTGCATAATAAACAAGGTGCTGTTGATCAATAATATAAAGTTTATTTCCAAGTTTATCTGCATATTCAGTTATTCCGTCATTTTCATTAAGTTCTACCCCCTTATAACCTTTAAATTTGACCTTATATGCTTTTACAAGGGTATTATACCTTAAAACACCAAACGCTGTTATTAGACCTTTACCGTCATCAGTAAACCCTATAAAACCGCTATTCTGCACATCATACCCTGTGGGTGTGCTGGCATCATAACTAGCCACTTCGTCTTTGATTTTATCAGGCGTAACTGTGGTGCAGCCTGCAATCAATAAACTACTCAGCGAGAATATCGCGAATCTTTTTAACATCTTTCTCCTTTACAGCTTGTTCTGCTCTGCTTGTGTGATCCACTTCTTTTTGTTTTTCCTGACGATCTTTCATCTCTGGTGTGTTCTTGGCGTTAAACAAGTTGTTTATAGCCCCAAATATTTGAGTTATGGCGGTGAGTACTGCAGTTACTATGTTTGTTGGCATACTACTACTTATCACTTATTTTATATAATATATTTATTTTATAAACCAAAGGCTGCTGAAAACGCACTTGTAAGAGTTGTAAATGTTTGTGTTACAGGATTGTATTTTTTAAACGCAATCGTGTCCACATAAGCACTAAATCCATCATCAACATTAATGAATGTACCAGCATGTACAAATACGTCTTTACTGTTTTCTCCTTGGAAAAATGCATTATATGAAATTGGCAATATGGTTTCTACAGCGCTTAAAGCAGCTACAAGGATAGCATCTGTAGCTATTTTCATTCTTTGAGCATATGTACCACCTTGAGTGGGAGAAGCTGCAGTCAAAGCATTTCTTGTGGTTGTATTCGAAAATAATGTATTAACAAGTGTATATTGTTGAAAATCATTAATTGTAAATTCAGCGCTAGGGAATGTTGGTGCTGTTGCACTCAATGGACCAACGATTCGGGCTTGGGCTGCATTAACGGCTCCACATGTTTGGCTTAGGTTTCCGCCTTGACCCCGACGTTTCATGAAACCTACTTGACCGCTCTTGGTGATTCCAATATGAGGATGCACATATATGAATAACGCACCAGTTTCTGTTACGTGACTCATCCAAGCAAAAAGACCAACAATTCCAGGGAAAGGATATCCACCTATTCCTCCAGCAAAGAAAGGACCGCTAAATTGTTGCAGAGATACTGGATATTGACCGAATGTATTATTCGGGAAGATAGGAGCATTTTTATCATCAGAACATATACAAGCTGCTGAAATAACATCATCTGGTGTATAACCACAAAGAGTTTGAATAAATGTGGCACATCTGCTTCCAAATGTTTCAGCCAAAACAGCATTAGGATATGTAAGTCTTACAGTATTTGTATAAGCGCTTTGATCTGCAGTAATTGCGGGTGATGTTGTAGTATTAAACAAAGCAAGATAATAGGTTGCTCCGTTTACTAAAATAGGAAGTCCAGTAGAACCTTGGCTAAGAGTTAAGCCCGTCGTATAGTTAGAAGCACTTGTAGGAAAACCAAATGTGCTATCAATTAAATTTTTAAAATCATTACTAGAAGGTGTATTACCTGCTGAAAATGCATCATATAGTGCTTGTTTGCTTACAATTGACATAATATTATTTATCTTTAAGTCGCTTCAGGAGTTTGAGGAGTTTCAGGTGTTTCATCTGCTTCAGGAACTTCCGGGGCTTCCGGGGTTTCTTCATCTGCAGATCCTCCAGTAGGTGCGGTTGTTCCTCCAGCCGGAGAAGGTCCGAATTCAGGAGGAGTTTCTCCACCCCCACCAGCTTTTGGAGTTTTCCCGCCACTTTCAAATTGCTTACGCCAATCCGGACCGGCCCCACTAATCTGATCCAATTCCCATTTCATTTCAGCATCTTTACGAAGGAATTCACGGTTTGCCAATACCATACGATCTGTCCATCCCAGAATCTTCTTTTGCATATAAATCTTGCTGATGCTTTCATTATTAGTAATATTGTTGAATCCTTCTGTGCGCATCTGCATTTTTTGCAATTCACGCATTTCATAGAAATTGCTTGGTACATTAAATGCCAAATCAAAATGATTTTCTTTTAATCCGTATTCAGACCACATTTTCTTGAGTTTAAGATTTGTTATAAAACCATTCTTAAGACCTTCTGCAAATCTTTGTTGTTGTCGAATAATAAATTTTGAAAACTTTAATTCTTCCCGAAGAATTTCTGTTCCATCTTTATATGTGTCTTCAGGATTAAGACGAGAAGAAGGTACCTTGAGACTGCGATACAACTTCTTCATGAAATACATCAAATCTGTCAATTCTCCAAGATTTGCTCCACCTTGAAGTTGTTCCACAGTGGTTCCATCCTGACCTGTACGTTTAGCAAACCAAAAACTGTCCAACATGCTTTGTGGGTTGAACTTTTGAACAGTCGCATCCTGATTATTATCAAATGTTTTACGACTCCAATATTGGCTCATAAGACGGCGCATATAACCCTCGGCTTTGGCCGGACTCATATTTCCTACATCAACTTTGAAAACCAATTTTTCTGGGGCACGAACAAGACGATAAATTACAATACTATCTTCAATAAGAGAAAGTTGACGATAAGCACGACGAGCATTTTCAAGGAAAGGAAGACGAACTGTTTTATTTTCATTCCATATTCCACTATTAATATAAGTGACCTGATTTTTATCCAATGGAACAATTTGATAGTCTACTACCTTTGTTGGATTGGTTTTGTCAAAAAGTGGCTTTCTCAAAACAAAACCTTTGACCATCAAGTTCTGAACATTTCCAAAAACAGGATCAACCAATTCTGGAGGAATGCTAACAACTCCTAAAATACCTTCCTGTGGATAATCTCTATGAATAATATGCTCGAAATAAATTTCAGCATCCACAAGCATATGCCTGAAATATTCCCAACCACGATTTTCCAATTCAAAAAGATTAATATAACGATGAAACTCTTTTTGCAATTCTTCTTTTTGAATTTCCGACAAATCATCATCATGAAAACGAATTTTTACAATTTTACCTTCTTCATCCACATTCACAACTTCATCACATATTTCATCTAAAGCATCTGCTACTTCTGAAAAAGCAGCCATGGTCCGATAATCCCGGATACGTGCAGCTTTATCAGCTTGTATGTTCGCATAAAGATAATTGGTAACACTATTATCACTGGCAATCGCACCTATACTGGTTTCATTAATTCCTGTGCTGCTGCTTACACTGTGTTTTGCAATTGCTTCAGTTCTACGACTTCCTGTATCTTGAAAAAGTGCAAATTTTGGATTCAGCTGAGAAAGAACATCAACAACAGCATAGTTGTTGTATGGAAGACGTTCATTTATAAACTTTTGTAAACTTCTTCCAAAAGTATTAGATCCTCGGTCATTTGTAGAGGAATAATCAGCTTGAGCCATACTATTTATTTATAAAATGCAACAAATTTTCAATGTGCATTATTATTTTAAAAATAATTAACTGCTTAATATTTTAATATGTGTGAATCTGCTTGATTGTGAAGCTTTGACATAACCAGCAGGATTTGTGAAAATAAAATCAATATTAACAGCACTTAGATTAATTTTTGGAAATTGTATACTCAATGTATTATTATCTATAACTGTATAATCTTCTATAGGATATCCTGAAAATGCATGAAATTTGCTGCTTATGCTTTTAATATGCGAATAAAAATCAAAACAAGAAAGCATTGCATTATTTGTATTTGCTGAAAGATATAATCCCCGAACATAATATCCAAAATTATTTCCTTGAAATCTGAGTTTAAGTCCAGTAAATCCGGGTGTTATAGTAACTGTTGGTACAATTTTACCACGAGGAATAAAACTGCCGTCTCCTAATTTTAAGTATCTGCTGCCCATAATTATACCTCCACCTGTAATTCGGTTGGACCAATAAATTGAGGATTTGCACTGATAGAAATGGTATCTGTATTTTGAAATGCACTATTGGGAGAATTGCTTGTGAATGATTGAGCTTCAAGATTTGCATAATTATCGTAATTCAATGAAACACCTGGACCCGCTGCATTAAGATCTGTATTAATATAAAATATATTTTTAACATCTGGACTTTCAGCAGGGAATATCCAACCTTTTATTGTAAAACTGGTATCTGCCACAATAAGAGATTTGTTGTTGGGATCCTGATCCACTGGATAATTCAGGTTAACAGTTCCGTTCCAAAGCACTTCGCTTCTTATTTCTTGAGGAACTGCCAGATTATATGCTGTTGGAATTTGCCAGGAAATGATAATATAAGGATTGTTGAAAGGAATGAAATTGCTAAGAATCTGATCCATATCAGTTTGATAGCGAGTCAATATGCTCATGTTGATTCCTATATCAACAGGTGTGGGTGTTCTGAAATATGTTGTTTGGGCAGAAGAGTCTTCTATTCGAGTTGCTTGATTCACATAGAATCCTGCAATTTTGTTAAAAACTCGATTTTCGTCCCTATTCAATCCTGTAATGGTTATGGCAACAACAGGAAGAGTGAGATTTTGACCAGGAGTTACAATATCAAAAAGAACTCGTTGTTTAGGCGCATAAAGGTAACGAACCTTTATTTGACTTTCAGAACTTCTATTTTTATTGAATCGGCGTATAACTGTGCCGTCAAAAGCATCTATGAAAGATGCTATAAGATCCTTTATTTCAAAATGATACGATTGTTGCAGCATATCTTTGTCCTAAAGTATTTACTTCAGGACAAAGCACTTAGAACCATATTTGTATTATAAAATTTTTTCTTTCTGGGTATGGGCATTAATTTAAGACTGGAAGATATATTGTGCATTCCTTTAGATAGATTGCTTATATGATAATCAAATTCTATATGATGTTTTTTAAAACGACAATCAAAAGGAAAAGGAATCTCTAAAATCTTTCTTTCTTTTCGATCACAACTGATTGTGAAATTCAAATAAAAATCCTTTACTGAAAAAAGAAGAAGAATTCCCTCTTTATATTTTTTATTTTCATTTACAAAAACTACCTTTTTTTGAAGATAGCTTAAAATGTTTTTCTCTATGTCTTCAGGAAGTTTCAACTGTCCATGTACCTCATTTTTTCGCCAGGAGAAAGGATGGCAAGGTTTTTTTCAAAGAAATTCCAGAACTTATCAGAAGGAATGATTTGCACCAAATCACAATTGTCCATGCTTATGTTACGATAATCTTGCATGATGATATCCCAAACATTCAAAACGTTTTTTGCATTTCGGTTGAAATAAGGAACTGGTTTTGTGTTTGTTACCGGACGAAAATTTAAAGTGATTCGACCAGCAGCAGTACTAAGAAAACGTTTATCGTTGCTGCAAATCATATGGCGCTGTGCTGGATGACCTGCTTTTGGTCTTCGTCTGGCAAAACGAATTTCAGCGACGTTTGTTTCTAGAATTGTTTTTAGAGCTTGCAGGCTTGTTTTCATTTTTTCTTGGGCAGCAAACACCGAATATTCTTTGTTCGTTGATAAAAATTCCGTTCTTAACAAGTCCGTGATTGGTAACTTCAATTTTTCCAATCAAAACACCCATATTGTTTGGAAACATGATAACGTCTCCTTTTTTAACAAGCTTGCAATTTGGACCCATCAGAATTACTTTTGCCAAACGCCAAGCATTTGTCATAGCATTTGTTTTTACAATAATACCATTTCTTACAATTTCATCCTTATCTGTTGTGGTATCTACAAATTCAGCGAGGATTACGTCATCCAGAATTTGATCCAGATCATATCCTAAAAACACACTATCAAAAGAATTTCCGCTGAATCCAGCAAGGTCAATGATGCTTTTTGTTACGGGTACACGGTCTATATTCACATAAGTAGTTACAACGGTTCGTAAATTTTCAAGAAGTTTTTTAAATCTTTTTCATCAGTTGTTTTAACAATCATTTCGGCATCTCTTTTACCAACCTGCATTATTTTGCAAATAATATCAGTGGGATCTTCTTGTTTTTTGTTCTTATTTTTATTAATATAATTTATTTTTTTATAACTTTTCTGTGGAATAAAAACAAATATAAATTTTGACAATAAATCAGGATCTTCTGTCAAATGAGGTTTATTGCAAAAAGTGTTAACATTTGAACATGTTTGTTTATCATAAAAACTAATCCACCGGTTAAGCATGAATCCGCTTATATTTTCACTACAACTATCTGTTCCTGCCAGCTTTGGCTTTTTACTGAAAAGCAAATTGTTTATATACTGAAAAAAATTTAACATGCCGTAGATCTTAAAAAAATTGCATCGGAAACTTTATAAAACATATCCACTATGGTTTGAGAAAACTTATGAACCTGTTCTTCATTCAATCCCATTTCATATGTATATATAGGTGCATTATCACCAGCTTTATTGCATATTGCAATATGACCTATGCTACAAGAATTGATTATTCTGTATTTGGCAATATTCAATATTCCTTGATTCTGTATAATGCTTTTTCTTTGGAATTCTTTCGTAACAATCATATTATCCATGTTTACTGCAATTGGCATTTTAAGAAATTCTTGAGAAAGAATATTGGCAATTGAACTTACAAGAAAATGTGAGAACAGTGCCCCCGATACAGCGTCCTGAACAAGAGGATTTTCATAAACAATGTGAATTGCTTCCTGCATTTGATCGATAGAAAATTGAGAAAAGTCATAACCTTTTCCCGGATCCAATTCTCCAGCAAAAACAATAACGTTTCCACTTGGAAGTGCCTTATCTTTAAAATAGGCATGAGCAAACCTTTTATTGATGATTTCCAGATTATATTTTTGTTTTGGTAGTATCATATGATTCTATAATTTGTATGGGACAGATCAGTAATATTATATCCTCCCGAATAAGAAATGCTACTCTGTAAATCCTGTTCTATTTCCAAAAGCATTTCTGCATATGTTTTGTCATTCTCTTCAACCAAAACAGTTGTCCCTTCAATATTTTCAACAGAAAGATTGTTTATGATTTTATTTTCATAACTAGCAGATCCAAAATATTTTTTATATAATTTTGGTTTCTTAAATTCATCATGACTTTTTGAATCTGTTACAGGATATTCTATAATTCTATCTGCAGGACTATCTAAGCATGCTGCAAACATACTTCCAACCATATTGATAGCGGAACCTGCAACAATGCTCTTGGCTATGTCTCCATGACAACGAACACCGCCATCAGTCATTATAGGCACATCCACTTCTGCACACTCCTGAATGCATGTAAACACTGGAAGTGTAAACCCCGTCTTATCTTTGGTTATACATGCTTTGCCTGTGCCTATTGCCACCTTGACCATGTCTGCGCCCCAATCCTTCAAATCTTGTGTTCCTTGTTTGGTAGTAACATTTCCTGCAATAACAAATGTATCAGAAAAATTACTCTTAATCTTTTTTATGGCTTCTTTTACCAATTCATGATGACCATGAGCAACATCGATTGTCAAACAATCTATCCTTAGATTTCTTTTTTTAACTTCTTCTACTACAGACCAGCAATTTGGTCCAACACCAACTGAAGCACTGATGAATTTCCAATTTTCATCGTTTGCTTTTTGTATAAAATCTATCACATCACAAAAACGATGCATCACATAAAAATAACCAGATTCTGATAAAAATTTAGCCAAAGATTCATTAATCGTGCATACCATATTGGACGGGCAAATTGGTAGCTTGAATTTCTTACCAGCCAAATTTACAGAAGTATTAGCATGCTTTCGTGACACAAGACAGCTGTATTTTGGAATAAGAACAATGTCTTCAAACCCTAATGCCTTATTCATATAAAAATCTTATCGCAATTATTTAAAATAAATAAAGTTGTGAACTAAATTCATTCATTTCTCTAATTTGAATATTTAAATCTGGAATATTAAAAAGTGAATTTTCTTTGTAAATTGTTTGTAATGTACGATCACATTTCTTTCCAGATTCTGCTTCCTTCAAGTTTACTTTTATTTTATAAACATCAGTGATGAGTTTAACTAATTCATATTTGTTCAATGATCTTGGTGAAAGGGCATGACGTGTTCCTGTCCACCATATGTTCTTCTCTATCATGGTTTCAATTATTTTTGCATAAGTCAAACAAGTTACTCCATTCCATAAGTGATCTGTAAATCCTTTTGCTTCTTTTCCATCTAAGGTTTTACACCACTCCACAAGGCTTCTTTTATTGACTGTTTCCTCACCAATAATGCTTACTCTTAAATTAGTGGCATGCTTTGTTTCACCCAAATACTTGGTGACACCATATACATCACCTACATCCAAATCCTCCTTTTCTGTATATGCACCTGTATTTCCAGAATAAATGCAGTCAGTTGTCGGATGTAAAAGTTTGAAACCCTTTTCTTTAGAAAGATCTGCCAAAATCCTGGGAACAATAGAATTTACTTTAATTGCATTAATTTCTCCCAGCTCATCACATCTTGGTTTGATGGTTCCTACGCAATTAACAACAATATCATTTACACCAAGATCATATAATTTATTAAAATTATTTTTTAAATTATCAGTATCTGAGACGTCCAAATCCTCACGTGTAATTCCTTTGACAACGAAATTCTTTCCAAGATATTTAAAAATATATTTTCCAAGCATTCCATTCTTACCCAATACAATTATTTTCATCGGTAATCCTCCTTCCAAATATCCACAAGATCATAGTCAAATCGGAAATCATCTCCCAATGATTCCTGAAGTGTGCTTGTGCTGAAGAATTGAATTATAGTATCCTTCTCTAATGATTTAAATCCATTCGCATAACCAGATGGAATATACACAATTTTAGGATTGTTTGCGGATAAAACAGTTTTAAAAATATTTGAATTATCCAATTCAATGTTTTCGTTTTTATGCTTTTTGCTTTTCAAATCCAGCATAATATCAAAAGGAACTGCACCAATCAAAGCTGTTCCTTTTGCAACATAAACATACTTGGCTTCTTTCTGGTGAGCATGCCAAGCCCGGATGAATCCTTCCCTATGATTTTGTACCTGATAAAATCTTTTAACTCCTTCAAAATTGAAATCATTTACAAAACGAACAGATCCACGATCATCTGTTGCCAAACCACCATTCAATGTTTTAATTTCATTTTTTTCCATAAAGTCTCCTTATATAATTTCCGTTGTGATAAACATCATCGGTGAGTTGCTTCACACGTTTTTGTTTAAAAACATCGTTCATTTCTTTTATTCCATAAACCAATGAATATTGAGGATTCCATCCTGTTTGCATAATCTTTTCATTTTTAACCTTATAGTTCCTAAGATCTTCAAATGGTATTTCGCTATATTCAATTTTTGCAGATGGAATTTCTTCTTTTATGGTTTCAGCAATTTCACGCATTGTGGCATTTCTTTCAGAAAGATTATAAATTCCTGAAATATTATTTGAAATTGCAAACAATGTTGCATTCGCCACATCTTTTACATGCAAAAGAGGTCGCCATTGTTCTCCACCAAATACCTTTAATGTCTCACCCAAAGATGCCTTGAGTGTTAATACATTTACAACCAGATCCAAACGTAGCCGACTATGACTATCACCTACTCCATAAAGAGTTCCCAGTCTGAAAATCAAACTATCCGGTCTTTTAGAAAAAAGATACTGTTCTGCTTCAAGTTTTGTTTCAGCATAAATGGAAAGAGGATTGGGTGTTGCATTTTCATCGATAAGATCATCGTTTTTTCCATAAACTGAACATGTTGAAGTGAAAATTATTTTCCCCTTATAATTGTCTGTTATCCATTTAACAGGAGTAACGTTAATATCATAAGATAATTGTTTGTCTACAGCACATGCAGGATCTCCAACCAATGCTGCAAGCAATACAACAACTTTATAATTATGAATTACCTTATCCAATTCTTTCACATCTCGAACATCAATATTATAAAAATCTACTTCTTTTAAGAAACGATCTTCATAAATCAAATTGTCTAAAACTGCAGGCTTTAACAGATTATAATTTTTTGTTGATGGTGACTTCGTTATAAGATCAGTCAAATAACCTCCAATATATCCTGATCCACCAATGATTAGTATTTTATTCATATATTTTTATATACCAACTTATAAAAAATTTCAATAAGTTTAAAAAATTTTTATATTTAAATTATAATTTTTATAATTTTATTTTGTAATCCATGAATGTTTCTGATTTACCTACGTCAATACTAAAAAATGATTCAGACCATGGTAGAAATTTTATATTTGTTTTTTCACCTATGTTATAGTCGTAAGTTTCTTCCGGCAATAATCGTTTTACATATTTATCCTCTGGTAAATCACCATGCTCCCATTTTTTATCAAAATGAGTTTTTGTATTTGATATGTTCCATCCTGAACTCATAAGTATATAATCTATTTCAAATGAATTATACATGGCAATATTACCCTCCATCATTCTTCTTAAATAATCACAATCTTCATAATTACCACCAATGAATCTTTCATCCATAAATCCAATACGTCTAAATAATTCTTTTTTAAATCCAAAAAATCCCCATGCATATAACCCAGCAAATCCATATCCTTGTTCTAAAAGATCAAGTACTTTTTCTATGTGTTCTTTTTTTGGTCTAGCTTTATCACTACAAATAATAATAATTTCTGTAGGTGACTCAACAACACAATCGTTTATTAGTTTTGAAAATGATGGATAACCATGACCATTTTTCCAAATTGATTCTTCACCTATGTTTTTCAAATGACTGATTAATTCATCTTTCAAAGCGTCCCTATTGCTTGGTACTATTATCGTATAATTTTTATTCACTTTTTTCCCCTTCTTGTATGCGATATACTAGCGAATCGAAAACTGTTACATGTTTCATATCGTATTTTTTATTTAATTTTTTTTAAAAAACTGGTATCGTTTCGGCTTTACATCCACCAAACCACCACATACATTCCGCAAATGTACTAAGACGACTGCAGACCAACATATCACTTTTTGCACCCAATAACATGGTTGCTGCCGAATACTGCATTTGTGTAATATGATCTGGTTTGATATATGTCACGACATTATAATCTTTCAAATAATCAAAATATTCTGGTAAAACACTGTCTTTATCACATGTAAGAAAAATAGTTTTTGCTTTTGGTAAAAATTTATCAATTGCATTTTTATATGTTTCAAAATTATAATCTCTTATAACGCCATCACGTATTTGAGTACAATTAGGAGGATCAAGCTCATGCTTCCAGGTTCTTATTTGTATTGTTAGTAATGGATATTCAAATTGTTTAGAAACTCTATCTACTTCGGATAATACTTCATTTTTCCATTTAATCTTTTTAATTCCGCTCTGGATTCGATTATATACTGTATCACATATAAGATTTCTGTCAAAAAACCAATCAATAGAATGTGTTGAAAACAAATATGCAAGCTTTTTATTTACTATATTAGGATGATCCCCCAGTACTTTCGCATCATTTATTAAATCAGGTTGTTCTGTCTCTTCTGATTTTAAAATAAGAAGTCTTGCTGAAATGACAGATTCTCCGAATTCATGAGGACCATGGCAAATTAAAGAATCATCAAAAATTTCTCTACAATCAGCAACAAACTCAAACCAATATCTAACTGTCGGTAATACAAAAGATTCTCCAAATTCATATGGACTGTATCTAATTAAAAAATCATTAACTCTTGGTAATATATTGGTTTCTCCTATGCTTAAAGCTGTAACAAACGACTTAAGAAAATTACATAAACCAGATTCTATTTGAACTGTAAATTTCATATAAATTAGATATTATTTGACGAACTCGTTTATCATGCTTGTCCATTTTTCCCGACACCGTTCAAGTGTGTATTCTTTTGAATAAAATTTACGGGGACTAAATAATTTACGATTATTGATAACGTATCTTATTGTCTGAGTAAAATCTTCGTCATTGGCTATTAATCCCCAAGTCTTATCGTCTTTTCTATCCAAATAACAACCCATGGGTCTTGCCACCATTGGTATATCACACGCCCCAATTTCTATCCCAGCAAAATGTCCTTCTTCATTTCCTGAAGTACAAATGCCACATACTGATGAATTAATTAAAAGTCTGACTGTATTAGTATTAACTCTGTTAAATATGCGTACACGATTTCTACTTTGATGGGGAATTACATCCAAAGTGGTGTTATCTTTCATCACCAAGCAAAAATTAAAATCCGGCATTACTTCTATGAGATTTAAAACTCTATGAAAACCTTTTTTATGATACGAGGAATCTCCTATAAAAAGGATTGAATTGGGTAACACATCTGGGTGTCTTTCGGGGATGGGTTTAAAAAAATTAAAATCGGATGATTGTTCAATAACCCGCACATTTTTAGGGTTGATTCTATCTTTATAAAAATTATATGTTTGCTTTGAAGCGAAAACTACACAAGTAGATGTGTTTATAACCTCTGTTTGCATGGGTTCGTTCATCATATCTTGAATTAAACAAAACGTAGGTACATCGATATTAAGTTTGCGGAAATAAGAACCGTTCCTGATAATATAATCAGGATAAGGTTTGATGGACTCTATTACATTTGCAAGTATTGAATAATCTGTATATCCATTGCATTTATCTTGAAGATTGGGAAACCAATCCAATAAATCATGCCAAAACGTTCTTGTATTAGGTATACAGGTCAAGCAATCATTTACCAGCCACCCATTTTTAGATTGTCCCCATTTGGATTTATCTACTATGTTATTCATGTTATGTCGTTTTTTTATAAAAATCTAACCAATATTCAATCATCTCGTCCATTAATTGTTCAAACGTATAATCAGGTTTCCACCCTAATTCGGTTGTAATTTTGGTACAATCACCTCTTAGGTATGGCAATTCTTCAGGTCTTAAAAATTTCGGATCTTGCACAATATAATCTTTGTAATTTAATTGTAATTTATCAAAAACATAGTTACACATATCTCTAACAGAACGTGTTTCTCCTGTTGCCACTACCCAATCATCAGGTTTATTATGTTGTAATATTAAATGCATTGCCCGTACATAATCTTTTGAATGACCCCAATCTCTTTTAGAGTCCAAATTACCCATCACTAATTTGTCTTTCATACCTAATTTAATTTCTATTGCGGTTTTAACCACTTTGTTTGTTACAAAGTTACTGCCACGTCTTGGTGATTCGTGATTAAATAAAATACCATTACTCGCAAATAATTTATATGCTCTTCTATAATTACGAACTATATTGTATCCAAATACCTTTGAACAACCATAAGGACTAACAGGGTTCATAACTGTTGTTTCCTTTTGAGAACCATCTTCTTCTACGGATAAACCAAACATTTCTGAACTACTTGCTTGATACAATTTAGCATTTGGGCATGCATGTTTATATGCCTCCAATATATTAATAACACCCAATGCATTTGTTTGTACTGTAAATTGTGGAATATCAAAACTTATTCTGACATGAGATTGAGCGGCTAGATTGTAAATTTCATCTGGTTGTATTTCCCGCAACAACCTTTCCATTACTCCTTGATCTAACAAATCACCATAATGCACATGTATTTTATCTCTTACCGAGTCCAATCTTGTTTGTTGATGTTCAGGCATAGAATTTCTGCGCACAATTCCATATATTTCATATCCTAACGAAATCAGATGTTCGGTCAAATAGCTTCCATCTTGTCCATTTATACCTGTAATAAATGCTTTTTTCATGTTTATAGTCGTATTTATAATCGCAATAAATATTGCAATAGTTATTACTTTTTAAAATGTCCCATGACCAGAAAACACTGACATTTTTGTTAAATCTGGCCAATCTTGGTATTTCCATTTTCTTGGTTTTGTTTCAATCGCTTGTGTTAACTTATTAAGTCCTAACTGCGCTGTCTCTGGTGTCATATAGTAATGGTATCCCATTATCTGAATATTTTGTTCTCTCCAAGGTATATCAGGTAAACGTCCATCATAACTCATTTTTTTGAGTATAACTGCATCTTCTTTATTATCCAGTAATATCATTCCTCCACGACCCAAGCTTAAATGTTTTTGGAATTGAAAACTTAGACACATATAAGTATTTGGGATATAGCTATTTTTTTCCCATAATACTGCAGCATCAATTATTTTTTTATCATCATAATTTAAATTATAAAAATTATCCCATTGTTCATCTCTCCAATTTAATTTTATTTTTAATTTATTGGCCAACATGGGTATGGACAAATATGTACGTACCGGAACACTAATTTTTGTTATATTGTTTAATCTTAAACATAATTCAATACCATGCGTACAACTATCAATAGCCACTGCATAAGGCGCATTAAAAAAAAGCGCAATTTCATTTTCAAATTTTGTTACTGTGTTAAACATTTTAGTTATTATAACTTAATTTTTTTGCATTAGAAATAGCTTTGGTGCCATCAATTTTTTTAGTTAATACTGCAGGATTTCCTTTATATACACCCCATTCTTCGGTATCACCTAATAATAAACTTCCGGCAGCCAATAATACACCTTTTCTTAATCTGGAACCTGGTAGTACGATTGAATTTGTTCCTATATTAGAAAATTCATCCATAATTACAGGTTCTATAATTTGCTTGCCTTTTAGTTCATGCGGTATCATTGCTCCAAACAAACCGCTATCGTCAAATCTGTCAGATCCGCATATTATTCTAGCTCCTGCCATTATGTTGTTAAATCCTTTAGCAATAAAGTTAGCAGTTTTACCTCCTAAAATAGTTACATAAGGACTGATGTGTACATAATTACCAATTGATATTTGTGTTGTACAATAAAACCCTTTATCTATAGCAACATGATTATATATGATACAATTATCTTTTTGTTTTATTACAATATCCAAATCTAAAATTACATCCTCGCCAATTTTCACAAAATAAATCTTTTATCAATTTTTTGACCATAATACGGACCAGTTTTATATTCATAAACAAATGTATCATCTTCTAATATTAAATAATTATGCCCGCCTGCAAATGTAAAACTAGCATCTCCAGCTGATAATATCGGCTCCGCAATTATAATATCATCTATATCATAAAAAATACATTGTACTTTTCCTTTTATAACACACCAACTTTCTTGTGGTATATAATTTTCATCATGTCTTGGATTGATAATATGCTTGTGCGGCTTGAATGTTTGTCCTTTAGGCAGCTTTAATGCAGCACATTGCAAGTATGCTTCTTCCGAACTTAAATCTAGGCGCTTGGATACAATGTCACTACTTCTTACAATTTGATGAAGAAGCTTACCGTTAATTTTAGAGTATATTTTTTCCATAATAAATAATTTGTTTTTATATATTATTCGCTCTTTTCCCCTTCTTGAACATGATACACAATCGAATTCATCACTGTGACATGCTTCATTCCATATTTTTTTTCTAAAATGTCCTCGAAGAAATAAACATCTCCCGGTTTATATACAGGTCTGTCGTTTGGATATCCGGCGTATTTGATTCCGTCAATTTTAAATACATTTCCGGGCGGATACAATCCCGCTTCTATAAATCTTTGTTTTTCAAAAACACACGGCATAAGAAGACCCCAAGGCTTTATTTCGTCTTTGGATATTGTTTTGGTATATTTTTCAAATTCAGCACGATTGAAACTTTCTGGAGTCATTCCAAAGTTTTTTGGAATTCCATGCCGTTCTGTCGCTACATTAATTCGCCCACTTTCCACCAGTCTGCTACAGGGAATATTAATTCCGTCATGATATTTTAATAAATTGTCCAGCCAATTTGGTGAAAATCCCATATCCGAATTTACAAAACAAATGTTGTCATATTTGCTACTGGTTGCGCCAAAATTCCAACACCGGTAAACCCGGTTAAGATAAAAATCATTCGGAGATTTATCCCTGTAAATTGTATGGGGTATTTGCATTTCCGTAAGCGTGATTTCTATTTCCGGAGTAGGATCATTTGCAACTATCCGATAGCTTACATCCCAATCTTTGGATTTACACAAATCACTGTTCAACTGATTGTAAATAAAATTTAAATATTTTTTTGATTTAAAAATTAAACAAACTAACTCAATATTTTTTTTCATTTGTTTTTTACCTGAAAAATATTCCATTCAAACGAAAAAGGATCCCCGAACCAATAAGGTCCGACGGCTCTTGCCATTTTTTTATTGCTCATTTTAACTATTTCCATCATTTTTTCATAAGAATAAAAATAAATCATAGCTTGATTCAAATCACTTAAAATTAAACTTGATAGTTTTGTTTTTTCTGGATTTAGCGAAGCAAACTGAAAACTAAACCAAGCACCTTCTTTCAGATTAACCTCATTAATAATTCTCAAAACTTCTTGTTCGTGACAATGTTGAAAGGTAAGATGGCTAATTGCAAAGTCTACCGGTTCAATTTGTTTTAAATTTTTTGATATAACTGTTTTTAAGCATAGAGATTCCACATTTTTAAGAGCAATTTCCGAAACATCACAACCTATTACTTTATTGTTTTTTGATAATTCTTTGATTGCCTCTCCTCGTCCCACACCAATTTCTAAAATTATTTTATTTTCAGGCAAATCTAATTTGTGATAATTCAGAATTTCACCCAGTCCAGAAGATGTTACAAAGTTTTTATCATCTGTTCTGATATGAAAATCGTCCCATTGATTTTCTTTGTATGTTTTTGTCATATAAATTTACTCAGGTTTAAGAATTTTATTTCTTAAGCTTTTCGGCATATAATTCTATCAATACTTTTTTTTCTTTTGGATTTGACAAATTTTTCAATTCATACCATGCAGGAATTATGTTTTCTGGCAATTTTTCCACAGTGAGCGTTTCTTCATCTATCAAACGATCCAATTCCCAGCCTTTTTGTCCCAAAGAGCGATAATTCAAATACTTTTCAACAATGTTATCGTCATTACTAAACCCCTTATGAATTACACTCACATCTACTGGGCACCCCTTTATGGTTCCTTGAGGAACTTGACCATGATGCAATCCCTTCGTATCGGGAAACCAAAGTCTTTGAGGCTGACCCCACAATGGAAACCAATGCATATGCAAATTGTGATATCCCTGATCGACTCGATACCACACATCAGATCTCCACAAATTATAGTGTCCGAAGCAAGGAAGATCTATACCTTTGTCATCTAATTTTTTGCACAAACGCCGCAGATTGTCGTCAATCAGAAGTCTTCCATCCAGTATAAGATCTCCGTCCAGCCACAAAATCCAATTCACATCCGGGTGTTCTTTTAATAGAAGTCTGTAAAGTTCTCCTTTGCATATTAATTCTTCATTAAAACGGTTAGTAGGACTGTATAAAACTGTGGTTTTATGCTTATACTTTTCATATATCTCACGACTATTGTCCGTGCTGGCGTGATCCCATATGTAAATGTGGTTACACGGTTCCATGCATCGGAACCAATTTTCCAAGTTTCCTCGGGACGCTTCGTTTCTTAGTTGACCGAATCCTATAATTTTCATATTAACAGATTTTTCCTCCTTGTATGCTATTTGTTCCCCAATCTTTTTCAAGTGTTTTTACAAAAATATGACTTTCATTTATTTCTTTTGTGATTGCACGGTTTTGTAAAAACTTATTTAGATTCGATCCGAAATATTCAATATCTTTTTGAGACATAAAACTGGAGTCATTAGTATATTTAAATTCTAAATTTTTAAAATTTGTTCCTATTGCGACACAATCCATATTCATATTTTTTTTAATACCTCAATTATTTTTTCAGATGTAGTTCCATTACCCAACCAGTCAATATTTTTATTTTCTTCAAATTTTTTAACAAAATTATTTATATTATCTATTTCATAACGACAAACATGATCATTTATTTTTAACATAATCGAACAGTGGTTTTGTATGCTTTCAGGACGTTCAGTATAATCACGAGGAACAATCACAGGAACATTTAACAATGCAGGTTCTTCTTGCCCTGTTCCCGAATCACTTATAATAAAAATGGAACGATTGCATAATTTCAGATATTCATCAAAACTTTGAAGCGGTATGCAGATACAATTATTTTTATATTCTTCGTATAATCCATATTCATCAAGTTTTTTTATTGTTCTTGGAAAGTTTAAAAATATGAATGCGTAACCATAATTCTTTTTAAAATATTTTATATACTCCAACAGGATTTGCGTTCGGTTTTTATACAGAAAATTTTCAGGACGATGGATATCAACTAAAACATGTTCATATGTTCTAGGAGCAAACGTCTTTTGTTTTATAACTTCCACTATAGTATTTCCTACCACGTGAATGTTTTGAGAAGGAATGTTTTCCTTCAATAATTTATCTTTGTAGTTTTCATGATAAACAAAATGAATATCCGATACACTATCACAAACAACCCGATTGATTTCCTCAAGCATTCTTCGGTCACCTGATCTCATTCCTGCTTCGATATGAATTACACGATATCCTTCTTTTTTAACGGCAACTGAACATGCAACCGAATTAGAATCTCCTAAAAAGATAACCCCATCTACATTTTTTATTGTACGTAAAAGTTCAATAAGTTTTACTGAAGCTTCTGCAGTTTGATGAAAATGTTCCTTACCCTCGCCTCCAATATGAAGATTATGATCTGGATTTCTAATGGAAAGACTTTTAAAAAAAACATCAGAAAGCATAGCATCAAAATGCTGTCCAGTATGAACCATGACATGATTAAAATTATCATCAAGTTTTTTAAAAATTTCAGACATACGGACAAAATCTGGGCGTATACCTATGACTGTAACAAATGTTTTTTTCATTGATTGTACTGGGTTACTTTACGAGGAACCATCTTACCCAGACCTTTTGTGTTTTCAACCCTATAACTTGTTATTTTACATGTATATTTTTCAAATAATATACGGTTAAAATCTTGAAATAATTGAGAAAGAATAGGGTGATGTTCTGTATAATTCCCCAAACCATGCCATTGATGTATCACAATAGGAACATTGCTGTATTCTACATTCATTTTTTTATTTAAAATTCGTTTGACCAAATCATTATCGTCATAAGCAACAGCAAAACTATAATTTTCATCAAAACCACCAAGATCATCCAAATCCTTTTTCTTTATGGCACATGCAAAATGCATTTTTGTGTCCCTATAAATTGGATGATTGTACCATGCCGTTTCTTCGCAATGGCTAACCGGACGATTCACTATTGGATTTATAGACTGATTGATGACGGAAAAATCAATTTGTTTTACATTTTCATTTCTTATCTTTTCAGAAAGTTGCTTGTCTATGTTATAACAACTAAAAACCAAATAATCATTATCAGATATAGTTGAAGCTTTTTGCAGTACCTGACCCATATGAAAACATTCAGGGTTTTGAAGCAGAACCACATCTCCTTTGGCATAACTAAAACCTATGTTGAATGGAATACACGGATTGGTATAAAATTTATTTTCTTTTTCCAATCGAACTAATGTTATTGGAAAATCGTATTGTTTAAGTTTTTCCTCAAGACGATGTTCTTCTGAACTACAATCATCAACAACAACCAATTCAAAATCGGTATATTTACTTTTTTGAATAGTTCTTAAAGTAAATTCAAAAAGATTCCACCGATTATTATAAGCTGTTATTATAGATACCATTTTTCTTTATTTCTTTTAGTATTTTTATTACTTGTTCTCTGCTTGAATCTGGAACACAATTTTGCCATGCCGGATTATAACCATGTTTTTTTGAAAATAGACCGGCACCTTTAATAATATTTTCCCGCCAATCATTACGAGGTCGGATCGAACTGCTGTGTTCTGAACACATTTGTTCACCAATAAGATCCATACTATCAGCAAGGTCTGCCCAATTCCAATAAGGAGTGGTATAACCTGCTTTGGCTATTCGATAACTATGCTCTACATGTTCAAAAGCGTTAAGAAATTGTTCATCAATAAGACCAACCTTTTGTAATACTTCCCTGGTATAATAACAAAAAGACCCTACACATCCTAGAACAATTGCAATTTTTAGATTGTCTGGATATTCCACCACAAACCGGGGACATGCCGGACCTCCAGATAAGCCATTTTTATTGGCAGGCCCATGATAAGCAAACATAAAATGTTGAATTCCTGTAGCTTCCCTGGCTTTTATATATTTGTTGAAAACATCAGTATTTTTAATAATCATGTCATCTTCAATTATGAAAATATGCTCAAATCCCCTTTCCAATAAGTTTTTAAATAATATATTTTTACTTTTACCTACACCCTGATTTTGTTTATTTTGTATAAAAACATGATTTTTACGGATTGGTTCTTTAATTGGTTCACCATCATTGATTGTAACAGCAAAATAGTCTTCTGGAATGCTTGCAAGGCATTTATTGTAAAAATCCTGCCTATTGCAAGTTACTATTCCTATACCAATGTTTTTCACTTGTATTGATTTACTTTAATATAAATAATATCAATGGCTGATCCGAATGTAGTTAATATCAAAGGACTACCTCGCATTGAGGAAATTGTTAATGGTAATCTTTTAATAGTGGAAAACGAACAAGGCACAAATACGCTTGATTTTGTTAATTTTGTTATTGGTCCGAATAACACCAGTTTTTTTAATCAAATTACAAATTTATCTGCTGCCGTGGTTTCTTTAAGTGCCACAACCACAAGTCTTATTAATAGCTTAAGTGCCACAACCACAAGTCTTATTAATAGCTTATGTGCCACAACAAATGCTGAAATACAATCACTTTCCAGCACAGTAGACACTAGACTTTTAAATGTATCTGCAATTTATTACACAACAGGAACAGTAATCATAAGCACTGGATATAACGTCAGTAATTTAGTTTCAGTCGTAAAATCATCTTCCGACCTGAATGTATCTGCAAATGATTTGACCCTGGTTTTAGGTTCTAGTGCAAGTGGAAATCCATTTATTTATATGAATGATAATGATGTTACCAATATTGGAAATGTTGTTAATTTTTACGTGAGAACAACCAATATTGTTCAAACAAGCAGCATAAGTATTCGATACAGAATCTTAAAACCTTATTCGGTTTAAATATTATAATTAATAAAGCTAAATTATATTTATATAAGATTACCTGTAACTAAAACTCTACCTGATAATGCTGTATATGTGTTTGTCCCTGTGCTATCTACTCTAAACCATATTCTATTTTGCGGAGATGCATCATTACCAGAAACTAATGCTGTTCCATTTGATGCAGTTACAGATCCACCAATTCTATAATATCTGTTTATAGTAATTAAAGTGCCAGGTGTGGTTAAGCTTAGTTGATTTGTAACTTGATTAGCTGCGTTTGTTAATGTATCACTTCTATATAATCTAAAGGCAGGTAAGCTAGTATCACCCACATTACCGCCTGCTACTGCATCAATAATAATGGAAAAATCTGTAGCTAAAAACACTTTACCAGCTGGAACAGTGTATAGTAACTGAGCAGATGATGTATTAAGAAAATCTATAGAACTTAAAGCTGTAGTACCTACGCCTATTTGAGTGCATATAGTTGTAGCTGGGTCTGGTATAATACTAGAAATAGAATTTACAGTGCTGTAAACACTATCCCAACTGGCACTGTTGGTTCTTACATTGCTGTAAACACTATCCCAACTGGCACTGGCAACTTGTAATGGTGTGATATAAACGCTTTCTTCCCAAGTATCGCTCAAAGATTTTACAGTGCTGTAAACACTATCCCATCTTTCTGAAGATAATGATGAACGTATAGAATTGTTTATAGAATTGTTTATAAAATCTGTGTAATTTATTTGAGTTTCCCGAATACCTCGATAACCCACCAAATAATCTTGAAAGGTCAAGCTTGACAATGAATCAAATGTTGCAAAAGTACTATCAGCCATATTACATTCCTATACCTCTTACGGTTGGCTCCTTGTATATTATTTTTTCCTTTTCTTTTTCTATAACGTGGGTTTCCACATTATTTACCTTAATTTTGCGTAAATGTTGATATAAAAGAACCAAAGCAAGCGCCATTGGATCAAAAACAAAGATTAATACCAAAATAAAGTATCGAACAGTGCGATCCAAATCCAAGCCCAATCCTTCAGAAATAAACTTAAATGTCAAAATATCACTCTTTTTCACCTGAATTTGTCTGTTTGAAAGAATCTGTGTTTCCAACTCAAGTATTTCCCTTTGAGTTTGATCATATTCTTGCATTAAATTTGTATATTCTGTATTGGCAGATTCTATGGCTTTTGATGAAACATCTATCATTCTGTCTTTGGTTTGTTGTGCCCTTTTGTCATTATAAACAATTTTATCCCCTTCTTTGTCTTTGCCTTCCACCATGGTCGTACTTTTCACAGCATCATTAAGACGTTGTTCTTGTTCTTTTTTGCTTTCATTTAATTTTTTTAAACGATCATCATATTGCACAAGAATTTCTTTTTTCTTGGCTTTGATGCTTTCCAAATTGTTTATTTTTCCTTCATCAATTGAATATTCCGCTTTACTAATAGTATACGCAGAACTTAAAAATCCGTAAATTCCAAGACTTGTGATCAGAGAAAGTGCAATTACACCTGCAACAAGATAACTGGTCAGCATTTTGTTAAGCTTGTTCCAAAGATCATGAAGTCCAATAGTGGCTGAAAATTTTGCAGCTTCTAATGCCAATCCAAGAATAATGATAGGAATGAATTGGCTTTTGAAAAGATGGGCCAGCCCATATACAGAAAAGAACGCGGCACTTCCGGCTAGTACGAAAATGCTTGCTAAAAGAGAATATTTGTACAAATCTAACTTCACGAAAGGAATGTTATATCACCAGAACTAGGTGCAGCCCCTCCTGATGTTACTCTTGCTCCTTGTGCATTAATAGGGAGAACGCCTACAGGCACAGTTCCAAAACTTACCCATTGTCCGCCGACATAAAAATCATATGCTTTACTAGCCCCTACAAAAACACTAGCAGCTGCAGATGCTGTTCCCAAAACAGTGTTTGTTTGAACTGGTATGGCTTTGGTAAAACCTGCCGGAGTGGTTATAACAGCATAACGGTTATAAATTAAGGGTTGAGTATCGCCATAGGCAGGATTGGCGCAAACTGAAGGATTTAACGTAGAATCTAGAACAGTGGAATTAAAAGTGGTTACAGGTGGAAAGGCAGTGCTATAGGAAAGTTCTTTAAATTTTCCTTCTTCGAATGTTTGAAAATATCTTACAGTTTGAGATGCTAATATTGCCATTAAAATATTTAGTAAAAATGCATATTAATTAATAAAACCATTTTTTAAATTATACACACAGTTTCCATCTGTATCTATAATTTCCAAAATATCTTCACTATAGCTATTAATTTTTTCAAAAATACTTTTATGTGCCTCATAAGCATCTATGGCAGATGCATCAACTGTACGGATTTCTTTTTTCTCATTATTAATGACTTTTACAGTGTATTTTTGATTCATAAACCTATTTACAAGGGTTATGCTTTTTTAAAGTTTGGTCTTATCTATGCCCAAAGTAAAGTTTTCACAACCCACACAATCTTCTACATTAAAAACTCTGAATCTTCCATCATTTAATTGTACCAAAAACATGCAACTATGATCCAATCCATAATCAATAACAACTACTGCTCGTCCTTCTCCATGATCTTTAGCAACGACCCAGATAGGAGGGTCCAATTGCAATAGTCTTTGATTCATTAAAAATTACCAAGCAATTGAACTTGTGACATTTTATTTAAAATATTGTCTTCAGTTAAAACAAAGTTGCTGTAAGCTATTTTTTCTAAAATATTTGGATTTTTTAAATTGATCATTCTGCCCAAGTTTTTACATGTTCTCACTTCTATTATAAGGCACGGACTAAAACCGTTCATGAACAATGAAGGGCTTTTCCATTCATAAAGATACTGGTTACCATAAACCTTCTTCAAAATCAAATTGGGGTTATTTTCACAAAAAATACGCAAATACTCTGTTATTTTTGCAGAATTTTGTTGACTTGATGTATTTTGACAATATAGTGATGCTATATTTTTATAATCCTGTGCAAGCTTCATCTTTTATATTTAGCAAAATAAATAATATATAAAATGTCTTTTAACATTTGTTTTACCAGCAGATTTGTTCGTTTATGTGATAAACTTGAAATACCCACGAGTTTTCTGAAACAAAAAATATATGGTTATTTAAAAGCAACAAAAAAGAAAATAAAAGGAAAACGATTATATTTTGATACACATGGAAATCTAAAAATATCCAAATATGAAGAAACGATTCCTTTAATAGGAATTGTAACTTATTCGATAGAAAATACTAAATTAAATATTAAGAGAAAAAACTTTTTGCGGGATCTTTTACATGAACTTAGACATTTTCAACAGAACAGAATTTATAAATGGAATATGAATGAATATACCTTAAAAGATATTGATGAAGGAAATAGTAGATATTATAAAAGTAAAATAGAAATTGATGCCAGAAAATACGAGAAACGTTCGTTAAAACTTTATCAGGAAGTCAGAAAACTTTATGGTTGATCAAATATAAAAATCCAGGAATACAAAGAAAAAATATTCCCAAATCAAAAAAGAAAATGCCAATAAACAAAGAAAGCCAAAATGAAATGCATATGTGGCATCCGCTTAACTTTGCCACAAGTGGAAATTTTAAACTCAGATAATCCTGAAACGGAAGTTTAGTAAAAATTGTTAAATCGTCCTGAATTGGACTTTTAAACCAAATAACCAAAAGTGTTTCTACAATTGCAGAACAAAGAAATAACGATTCAATCAGCATTTTGCAAAACCAGATTCTTTTTTATGTTTTGAATGGTTTGTGTTCTTAAATTGTTATGGGCACATGGATAGCATCCACCTTGACGTTTTAGTGTTGCATTGCTTTGCACATATGAATTTCTTAAATTTTGACAATTTTTAATCTGAATTGGACAGGGTTGATCCATTTGAAAAAACTGCGTAATAATTCCATATTCTTCAACAATGTCCATAAAATTACTTATCTGAAACTTTTGGTATATCAATAGATTGATAATCCTGTTCTTCTTTTTTACTATCACTTATGCTTTGATCCAGAAAAGCTCGCCAAGCTATGAATCCTTGTAAAAAAAAGTTTATAAAAATAATGGTGGTTTGCACGGGTCCGATTTCAGAAAAAAGCTTGTATCCACTCAAGTCTGACATCAGGGCAGTCAGAGACGCTATACTGATATAAAGAAATCCTCTTAAAACGTATTTTTTTAATTTAAATCTTTTTGCCATCAATACTATTTAGCAAAGAAATTACTTCATCCTCAAGATATGGCATGCCTATTTTTTTCCAAATTCCTTCAAAGCTTTCATAATTTTTTATATTTTTTCTTTTAAGCCAATATACAGTTAAACGAGAAGGTTTTTTTCCTGTCATTTTAGAAAACACATATGCATAAAGACTCAATTGAAGAGCATATGTAAAATATTCATTACAAGGCAAATGGCTTATGGGGTGTGAAAAATAACTGTTTTCCCATCGACTTGTTCCAAAAGTGAACTTTTTATTTGTTTTATAATCGATAATTTCAAAAAAATTATTATCCATATACTCTGCAATCAAATCGGCAGTGCCTGCAATATGATAATCATGATCATATATCATGGTTTCGCTCAAAACTTTTTTATTGTGCAATCGATGATCCGCATTCATTTTTTCAAGAAATGGTTTCAAAGAAGAATCACAATCATTTCCTTCCAGATAATTTTGAATATCATGATGTATTCTTGTTCCAAAACCTGTTCCTTTATTTTTAATTTCTTCCCATTCGTTAAGAACATCTTGTTTGTCTACTCCCCGGTTTCCAGCAATACGTTCTGCTATTTTTTCGAAATCTGTTTTGGGTTTGAATTCGCCTATAAAAGTTGTTACACTTTTAAAAATCTGACCATCGGAAATTCTTGTATATGAATGTTTTTCTGAATCGAAAATAATTGGGCAAGAATTTGACATTCAATTGTTATAACATAAGATAACTAAAATTCAATGGCACATGGCACATCGCATATCAAAAACATCCAAAAATTTAAAGGTTGCAAAATCGGCACCTTCAACAGAACAAGTATCAAAACTCGCCTACTCCTTGGTGAAGAATGTCATGACTGCGTGTCTGGATTCAGAAAAGCATTATTCTGGGGAATGGTACGCCGAAGGATACAAATGGCACCTAACACGATCAATCAGGCATGCAACAAACTCATTAATGTTGGCAGAGAAATTGGAAAAAGACTTTGATAATGAAAATGCCCTTGATCATGCAAAAGGCGCTGCAATACGTGCAATAATGGCAATTATATGCCTGCAAAATAAAATTAAATAAAATTGTCTGATTTTTTTACTTTTACACCATAAAATTTAAATATTTCCAATCCTTCAGTGTCATTATCATATTCTTCTTGATATATTACTTCAGGAATTCCCCATGCACATATCATTCGGGCGCAGTAACTACACGGAAGAAGTGTAGATGCAATTAATCGGCATTCTCCCCGTTCAAAAAGACTTAGTAAATTAGTTTCTGCATGAATCATGTATTTTCTACGATGATTTCGGTCATTCCAAAAATTTTTAACTACATTTTTTCCAGAAACTAATCCGTTGTAAGAAACACCAAGAACTCTGTTGTCAAAACTTAAAGCACATGCTCCTACTTTTCTGTATGGATCTTCGCTTCTTTTTGATGCTTCAATTGCAAGATTCAGAGCATATTTATTCCAACTAATTCGCATATTCGATTATATCATGGGAACTATATATTCAACATTTCCCTGTAAAATTATCTAAATATTATCATGAAGTCTGTGGCCAAAATACTAACAGAGAATCAGAAAAAACTGAACGATGCTTCATATATTGGTTATGATGATGAAAATGATACGGTGCTAATAGTATGTCCACACGAATCAATTGAAATTTTTCAAAAAATGTTCGAAAAACACGGAAATCAAAGCATATATTATGAAGAAACTGAAACAGGTGCTGTAATGGTTTATATTTGATTATGTGTCCAAATCTTCCAAAAATTTCTCTTCAAGCGTAAAAGTTTCCTGTAAAATTTGTTTTTCTTCTTTATTCAAAAAAAGCCGTCCCACATTGTTTCCTTGAATATATAAATCAGCATGAACTCCCCCATTGGGAAGTATTGTTATAATATCCAGAGAAACTAAAGAATTTTTCATCATCTATTGATCTGTTATCAATTCAAGAATTACACAATTTAATTGTATTTTAGCTTTCAAATCGTTTCATAGTAAAACACGCATCTATCAAAAGCATGTTTGACAAACCAACGTTGGTTGTTACTAGTGCCCCTGACAAATGTTCTGCTGCAGTTGTGTCAAGCTGACCCCGTGCAACAGTCATCGTGGAGGTGGATCCACCTGAGCTTACATACATAATTTCATCATCCACTTTAACATGGAAATCATTCCCACTAAAATTAGTATTAGCAGAAGTCAAGGACAAACTTGTTGTAATATTGTTTACGCTTAGGGAAAGATTTGCAGTGAGGAAAACAGGAAGCGTACTGCTCACTATCCGAGCCGCTCCGCCATTATATGTGAATTTTCCGTTTGAATTGCCAACCCCTACTCCGTTACTTGTTCTGCTATAGTTGCCAGATAGTGGTTTTGCTCCAATACTCAGGGAGGACGCGTGACTATTTCCCGATGTGTCTTCAAATCCAAAACTAGGAGGAGTGCTAAATAGAACACCCGTTGTACCAATGTTTGATGGATTTAAAGTTCTGCTTTTTATTATACAGGCAATATCGGTAGTAAGACAGGCACCTCCTCCTGTAAGCTCGTTAATGTTGGCGGGAATATTTACTGCACTTGTCCACGCAACTGTGGATGCTAAATTTATACCTCTTGCGTACAAATTAAATGTACCATTGCCTGATAGAGTAGATACATTATTGTAGACATTTTCGTACTTGCCACTGTTGGTGTTGAGTGTGGTATAAGTTGATTCATACTTGCCACTATTGGTATTCAACGAGGTGTAGGTGCTGTTCCATTGATCGCTATTCCCTTCGATTGTACTGATGGTTCCAACCACAGTTAAAGCATTAGCTATGCTATCTGTGCCAATACCCATAGCACCAGATAAGAAAAAACCATTTGTTGGTCGTATTGCAAATTGATCTGTTCTAGTGGATTTGAATTGTGCAGACACGCCATTTTGATTTGTACCTTGCCATACCCAAGATCTACTGTGATCTGCTAATGCCAATCTACCACTTGCATAGCTGGTCACTTTAGTTGCCGAAGTGAATTGACCAGTGGCAGTGCTTCTCGTGCCAGATGCCAATGTGTCACCTCCACCTGCATAACTGGATTCTCCAGAAGCTATATTGTTTTCCCCTTGTGCATGACTGTAATTATTTGAAGCTAGATTGCCAGCACCTTGTGCATGACTTGCATAACCTGCAGCCGTATTGTTGATGCCTTCTGCGTAGCTATAATTACCAAAAGCTGTTGTGTTGTATCCTGTGGCAAAACTATAAAGACCTGTGGCCGATCCTGCTCCAAAAGAAGTTCTGCTATTATTACCCGAGAGGGTATCGGATGTAATCAGCAATCTTGAAACGGCATTTGTTTCAAGTGATAGATTATAAGCATCGTTGGTACCAATAGAAATGTCGGATCCTTTGGTATTGCCCCCATCCAAAATATAATTTGCACTGTTGGTGTTGAGTGTGGTATAAGTTGATTCATACTTGCCACTGTTGGAATTTACAGTGCTATATGTGCTGTTCCAGTTGGCACTGCTTTGATTTAAAATTGTGTAAAGATCATTAGCACTATTGCTTTCAATGAAAGTTATAAAATCTGCAACTGTCAGCTTTATTTCTTGTCGAGAACCATCCAAATTGGTTGTAAAACCAACCAAATGATCAGAAGCAGAAAGACTGGTTCCGGTTTTGTTTACAAAATCACCAAAATTTACAATTAAACCCATTTGTAATATTTACAAAAAATGAACAAAATATTAAAGACCGAATTTTTTATATAAATCTTTTTCCCGATTTTCCTGTTGTAAAACGTCTTTTTGAATGCCAAGAAGCTCATGCATTTTTAGCATTTCTTCGGTATTTAAAACTGTTTGATCTTCTCCATAAGTGCCTCCTTCAGGAGTAATATACATCTTGGCAAGAGCTATGCGTTCCTGGGGATTGCCATGCAAGTCTATAATAGCTGGCATATCGTCTTTTGGAAAGAAAGCGTGACAACCATCTTTGGTATATCTTGTATAAATCTCTTTAAATATATTATCTATTTCTTCCAAATATTTAAAATCTTTTTTTGTATCATCTTCACGCAAAACAATTTTATTCATAGGACTTGTTGTTATTATAAAAATAATATCCAAATTCTTCATGCTTTCTTTAACTGTTCCTATTGTACGTTCCATCATGATGGCATCGCATCCTTTATTACCTTTGTCATATGCCCACATGCTGTAAACCAGATTATCCAAGGGACACCGATCATGAATCACATTGTCTGTTCTTTGATATCCTTCCACCTGTTTTACCAATGCATCCAAGTACTTTAACTGGGACTTTCCATTAGTTTTTTGACTATGCGTGTCTTCTTCAATTAAATTCCTATATGTTTTTTCTGAAGTTTTATAGGATGGCCAATTTTTTAAAAAATCATTAACAAATGTGGTTTTGCCCATTCTTCCAGATCCGCTTACAGCTACTCGCATAAGATTATTTTATCTTATGAATTGGAAATTCAATATGTTTATTTTGATTTAATTGAAGCTATTACTTTTACAATAAACTTCAAAAGCTTGCTTCTTGTAATATCTTCTTCGGTAAAGTGAAAAGCATGTATTCCATTTTTATTGCTTTCTTCTGTATCAAAAGCCCTCATAATTTTTTCAAAACCTGATTTTTGAATATCTGATTGAAGACTGTCACCAATAATGAATAATTTACAATTTTTACCAAAACGTGTCAAAATGGTTACCAATTCACTATGTTCAAGATTTTGAGCTTCGTCCACAATAACCACATTGTTTGTGAATGTGGCTCCTCGAAGAAAATTAACAGGTATGCTTTTTAGATAATCGCTTTCAAAAAGCATTTCTGTAATTTGTTTCCCAACAAGTTCATCGCATTTTTCAATCAAAGGAATGCTCCATGGTTTGAATTTTTCATCCACTTCTCCTGGTAAACTTCCAAGTTTTCTTGTGGCAGATTCTACAATGCTTCTTATATAAACAATTTCATCAATCTTTTTATCCCGTAACATGCTTAGGGCAACAAAAACTGCCAGATAAGTTTTGCTGGAACCAGCAGGTCCGTCACAAAAAAGTATCTGTGAATCGTCTTCTGTTGCCTTTTCAACAAAAGCTTTATGGTGTTCGTTTAAATGAAATTTTTGATCTATTCTAAAATTTAAGAATATATCATTTTTTATTATACCATCTTCATCACGAGCCAATTTAGCAGGCTTTTTTGCCTGTCTGTTCTTTTTTGACATCTACTATTATTTATCAATTTTTTGATTTAATTGTAACAATTCTTTTATAGCATCTTCAAAATTAACTGTTTGCAATGCAGTTTTGGGTATTTCTGGTTTTGGTGGTTCAAGATTGTGAACAATATTTTGCAATTTATGCATAACATCATTTTCAAACTTTTTTTTATCTAGATCGTGAATTCGATCTATATGCATGGATTATTTTCCCCAGCTTGTTCCTGCAAAAGGATTGCTGAATCCACTTGTAACAGAATTTCCTACACGTGCAGGACGAGAACTTTCAGGAGATGCAATATTTTTTGCAAGATCATGATTTTCTAATTTAACTGGATTTTCTTTTCCTGTTTCATTTAAAAGAACTTCATGTCCTGTAACTGTTTTATTTTCATTTGTCTGGTAAATGATTTCACTTCCTTCGTTACCAATAACTTTGAATATGCCAAGCTCCAAACCCAATGAGAAAAATTCTTTTAGTTTATCAACTGTAATTTTTGAGTTTTCTGTAAGAATATCTTTAATCTTTAAAATCATATAGTATTTTATTCAACTATAACTTTTTTCAATAGTCCGGTATATGTTTCTAGATTGTTATAATATTTTAAATATAATATATAAAATTATTATATAATATCTATATTATTATATATTACCTTTAATATTTTATAACAATCTAGTTTTTTCTAGATAATATCTAGATTATTTAGAATGGGTAAAAAAAAGTCAATTTATTTTTTAAATTCGTAATTCTCGGACAGTAATTTGTTTACAAAATCATCAAACTTAATGTTTTCTTTCATGGCTTCTTTAGTGGCTGTAGCATACATGACTTCTTTGGCACGTTTTCCATAACGTTTTTTCATGCCCTTTAATCCTTTTTTCATACCTTTAACAATCTTTTCACGTTTTGTTTTTTGAGCAGAAGTCATCTTTTTTCATTAATTGTATTCATAGTTTTATTTACCAATTATGGTTTTAATT